GGTTTTTATCAACAAGACACCTGTTTTTTAGGTGTCTTACTGCTGTCTTGTCATTTTTTTCTCTCAAAGCATTGAAATATATATACTTTTTCTATAACAAGACGGACAAGACGGACAAGACACCATATTTTTTTATTTTTTAATTAGTAAAATTATATTGAAAACATCTATAGTCTTGCTTTATAGGTTAATTGTTCAATACATATATTGTTCACTCCCTTTCCCCCTTGATAGCCAGCTTTCTTTATCGAGGGGGTTGTTTTTCATTTGACATTAATATTTATATGGGATAATTAACATATAAAAAGGGAGAAACTATGATTGTAGATAAATATGTTGTTAATAATATTGGTTCAAAGTGGATCAAAGGAAAACGTAAAAAAGATTGTCTGTTGGCTAGTCTTGATGGCACTGATGGTATCGAACTAAAAAGATTAGTTCCTTTACTTGAGCAGTGGCACGAAACAGTTAATGGCGAATATGCAACAAGAAATATAGAAATAATAATTAACGTTAGGGAGGAGGATCGATGAGTAAGTTTGATTCGTGGGTCATGGACCAGCAAGAAAGAGCCATGGAAGAAGCTGCAGATCGCTTGAAAGAAGAAGAAGGATTAAAAACTTTCAAGGTAACTGAACGCT